GATCTAAAATGTCTATTCTTTCTAATCCACCCTTTACAGAACAATATACAGATGCTCCGGAACCAATAGGATCTGTTATATTTAAAATTGGTGGATTAATAATATCATAGTTTGTTCCTCCATCAAGAACATTAACTTTTTCTATTGGACCATAATAAATAACATCTTTTGATTTATAATTTAAAAGTTCAACGCCATTAATAAAAAGTCCAATATTGCCAGTTCTGGTCTGTTGTTTTGTTAATGTTTTTTCTGGTTTTGAAATTTTTCTTATAATTTTTTGTGGTTCTAGAGTGCGAGTTTGAAAGTCAGTATAGGTGTACTCTGTAGGAATAAATGTATTGTTTGTTATTGCAGTTGAGGCTATACTTACAAATCGACCAACATTAATATTTGCTAAACTATTAGCAATTTTAATTGTAGTATCATCTACTTTTTTTACAAAATAAACTCCAGTGGTAATTCCCAAATTGTTGGTAGATTCTGTTGGATTATAAACGATCGAATCGCCCGTAAAAAATTTATGATTGCCTATGTTTAAATCAGTTCCGCTAAAACTTCCAGAAAATGTTATAGATTTATCAGAGACATTTAACGGCAAATTTAAGTAAGTTGGAATTGATGGCGAAGCAACATAAAATGAATCCTTCAAATCCAAATAAACATTTTGAACATTTGATGTATAATTAGAAAGATTTGGATAATTTGTAGAATTTACTTTTAATAAATTTTTTGTTAATGTGTATGTTTGATATGTATTTAATTGTCCCTGACCTCTGACTTTAAAACTTTTATCTGTATCATAAGAAATTACAAATCCAGTTCTTTTTAACCCAGTGGACGCAGTAAATGTTACAGAATCTCCTAAAGACAAAGAGTGAGAATCATGCAGTGTGACAAGATATGTGTAATCGGCAATATCAATCAAATCTAAAGATTTGACGTTATACGTAACTGGTATATTAAAAAACCAATTATTTTCTTCAAAATTCCGAGACTCATATCCTAAATTTTTTATATAAATTTTATCATCTTTTTCATAAGGTCCTACTTGATTTAAAATACTAAGTTTTGATAAAACACCAGTAATTCTAAATGTAACTTTTTCTTTTGGTGTTACGCCATATGCATAAGTATTTGCTCTGACTGCACTATTAGCATCCAATTGGGTAATGATACCAGAGCAACCAAAAAATTGGGTTAATGATTTTTCTTCATATGATACTATTTGAGCATCACCAACAACCAGTTCTCCAGAATTGGGAAATCCTACTGTAGAATCAACAGTAATTACGTTTGCGCCTATTTCTACGTCTTCAATTAATTGAGTTTTTGGATGAACTGTAAATGTTCCTTTTATAACGCCAGGAGTTGTTATTCCTTTACTTTCATCAATACTCAAAACATAATAATCCTTTCCACCTCTAAGAATTCTTTCTACACTTGAAATCACTGCGCTGGCAGAATTAATATAATCAGTTTGATCCTGATAAATTGTAATATTTGTTAAATCTTCAACGTTACCTGATATTTTTTCAACTACTAAATTTCTACTAATTTCATGTTTAGCCTCTGAAGCCTGAATTAAATAATCTCTAGGTCTTATGACTTGAACATCAGTGCCATACAAGGCTTGGAACAAAATTTTAATCGAAGAATCTGTTCCTTTTGAAGAATAAAAGTCTCTTGATTGTTTAATAAAAAGTGCCTCATTTAATCCAGAATAAAATTCTTTATCTTCAAAACCAGGTGTAATTTGTTTTTTAATTTTTTTATAAAATTCCTTTAAGAAAAGAATACTTAAATTTGTTACCTTAGTGTTTTGATTATGTGCTGCAGATTGAGAACTTGAAAAAACTAATTTATCAGCAGTAGTTGAATCTTGATAAGAGGTGATTCCACTAAATCCTCTTACGCAACCAGTAAAAGACGTTAATGTTTTTCCAGTATATGTAATAATTTCCGAATCTATTTGAATTAATCCATACGACTCTGGAAAACCCAATGTAGATTCAACCGAAATAGTGGTAGCAGAAGTTGTAATTCCGACAGAAAGAATTGTAGAATCGACTAAATTTGTTAGATTATCAATATTGACATATTTGTCAATATTTTGAATAATATCAGATGGTCCACTTTGACTTTCAATAGAAGTATAATATTGAGATAAAAACTCTGATACTAATGGATATTCTTCTCTAACAAATGAAGGAAGTTGTCCTTGAATAATTGAATTAACTGAGATTCTTGTTTCTGACATTTTTTTATTGAATTACAAGTGCACCATTTGAGTAACTTGATGTTACTGTATAAGTTGAACCAGATATGTTTGCACCTGATGAAATATCATCAGAAACCATATCTAAAGAACTACTACTACTATCTATTTGCAAATATAAATCCTGTAATCCAATAATATCATTTGAATAAGGAATTGCAGAAACTTTTATAATTGCAACACCTGAGGTGGATTTTTCCGTAGATACAATATTGACGGGATTTAATTTAATTTCTCCCTTTACATAATCAATTACTCCCGCATTAGAAACAATAATTGTTGGTTGGGTTGGTGATGTCAATTTAAAAAAGAAAACTGTTCCAGTTTTTCCATCCGAATTTGGTAAATCTCCAAGATAAAGTGTGTCTGCAAACCCAATAACATTAAATCCTGAAGATTTAATGTTATATCCGTTTAAAGTTTTTACATGAAATTGATTTCCAAAACAAATTTCATATTCTGCAAACTGACCCAATGCAACTTGAACATCTCTACGCATATTAACTTTAGTAATATTTGATGTAACTGCAACATCACTATCATCAATTAACTTTAAAAATTTGCTATATTTAAATCTGGCTCCATATTGATTTAATTCGGAAGAAATAGAATATGTGTAAATATGATTTAATATTTTTGTTTTTAATGAATCTGGACTTTGGCTCAGATTGCTATTGTAATATACTTTTGAATCATACTCGATATACAAGTATTTTAGATCAATTATTTCCGTTATGATCCCACCCACTGTATACTTTTTCAATGCACCTTTAATATCTTCTTTCATTTTTTGGGAAAGAAGTTGTCCATTAATTGGTTTAATTGCAATAAAAACTTTTCCATATTGAGGAGGACTTAACTCCTCTCCACCAAATGCAGAAACTGATTCGGTGCCAGAATAAATTGTTGGGACAATTGCCTCAAAATCGGATGCTGTTACTGCACGATTTTGAGAAGAATAAATTCTTGTTGCATATTTTTTAATTGAATTCACAGATTCAATATCTGCACCATTTTGTGCTGGAGATTCTGTCGTAACATCTGATATTCCAGTTACAACAGGAGCTCCGTTGTTATCAACAAGAGTTCCACTATATCTAAATGCAAATACGCCATTTGCGTCCTTTCCATTTGTGACAATGTATGAAACAGCAAGATAATTTAAATTATCAAGTTTTTTTCCAAAAACATCATCTCCAAAAATCAGTTCATATCTTTGATCTTCGATTTCTTGAATAAAGAAAACTTTTGAATTTGATTTTACGTCAATTAAATTATTTGCAAGAAGAAATTTTCTTGTAACTGAACTTGCTTGCGTATTTTTTACTAGAACACGAATTGTTGCAGTATCAATATTTGTATTTGGTAAAATAAATTTTTGATTTGGATCATTAGCATCCACGGTAAAGTTTTGGGTTAAAAATGTTCCCTCATAAACCATGATATTATTGAAATATGCAATTCCATCAACAACTGGCACAGTAATATCATCTGGAATTGCAAATGAATAACTTTCTGCACCGAAAGATTGTGTTGTGGTGCAAACGATTCCTTTTCTAAGTGTTAATGTAAGAGGACTTGTTCCAAAGTCAGTAGTATCAACAGAAAAAGAAATTGTGGATGTTGAAGATCTTTTTGATCTAGGAACGTATCCTATTTGACGTGCCAACGAGACTACATTTTCTCTAAGAGTGGCACTATCAATAAAAACCTCATTACTTACCATATTGGCATTGTATGAGGTAATATACGTATTGTATGCTAAAACATCAATTAACATCGAAAGATTAGATCCTTCGAAATCGTAGTCAGTAAATTCTGAGTTCGATCTTAGGTATTCTGTAATCGAACTTTTAATTTGATCGAAATCTAAATTTGTGAAATTAACTAATGTCATTTATCGGGCTTGTTGTAGTGCAAATGATAACTGCTGCGGTAATACATCAATTCCTACAATTTCATATTCAATTGTAACATTGAATTCAAGTTGATCATAATTTGGCGCTACAATAACATTTATTAAATTGACTCTTGGTTCATATGTTTCGATTACATTTCTAACTTCATCACGAATTGCTGATGCAGAAAAGTCATTAATATTCTCAAAAAGAAGTTTATTAACTTTTGAACCAAGATTTTCGTTAAAAAAACGTTCGCCGGGAAGTGTAAGAACAAGATTTCTGAGAGAACGAGCAATTGCAGTTTCATTTTTAATCGCAAGTAAGTCATAATTCAGAGGGCTAATCTGAAATGACATGCTAAGATCCTTAAAACCCTTACTTACCCGTTCTACAGGCATAAAAAAATAATAAATCTATCTTATTTATCAGGGTTTTTTACATTCCATAGATGGGTTCAGTTCCATATTCCCAGTCATCATAGTCCTCATCATTACGAATTTTCTCATGAATCTCTTTTTGAGAGTGAAAATCATGTTTCTTGGGTGTCAGATCATCATGATTGATCTCACGAAGCATCTTTTTCTCTAAAATTTGATCTAGAGCACCGTAATCTGATATTAAATTTGTTGTTCCCCACAGCTCATACATGTAATTTTGGTCTCGATCTGCTGGTTTTCCCATTTTTTCTCCTGATTTTGGTAAATCAGAACTTTTTACGGGGTTTCTATCCCGATTTCGTACATAAAATCGTCGGAAGTTTCTATTTTTCGAAGATTTTCAACAGAATATTCAGTTAAATCAATCTCATAACCTGGATTTTTTGTGATACGATTACGAATCCATGCATCATCATACCATAAAATCTTATTATTTGGATATGCATAGAAGTTTCCATTATCCATCTTGAAAAAATGAGCACATTTATGTTCTGGTGTCTCACTGAAATTAGTATTCAAAGTTGATTTTGACTCCCATGACCAATCAAGAGTAAACATATAGATTCCTTCATTCTTTTCTCCCTTATAATTGATCAGTTCTGCACGTAATCCAGCAAGACGTGAACGAACTTGAACATCAACATACGGAGAAAAGCAATCCCACCACATACATTCTTCAAGTTTAGGAACAGGTGCATCAGGCTTCCAACAGAACGCATGAATTGGTCTTCGAGTCCAATTGACCCCATTCTCTAGAAACGTCTCAAAGAGGGGTACGTGCTTCTCTAAGGATGCTACAGAATGCACATCGCATAAAGTCACCTCTTCATGTCCTTTTTTATGATTGTAGAGAAATTCATTACGAATGTAACAAGTAAATGTCGGAAGATTGTGATTGAGATATGCCATAATATTCAATAAAAAAGCAGGGATTGCTCCCTGCTCTATCTATATTAATTTCCTTGACCGCGATATTTTTTCTTTCGACCATTACGAGACGTAGCCGAGAGTAACGTGCGAGCAGATCGGCCCTGACGAGTCTTCTTCGGCGGCCCTGGAGACCAGGAGACTTTATTCATACTACCTTTTGCCATTTAGATTTCCTCCATTTCAATTAAAGTTGGATCAACGATCTCTTCATTATAATAAGAGATCGAGAGTTCGTCAAGAACCTCAGAGCATTCTTCTGCAGTGAGGTTCATATAAATTTTACGTCCTTTATAAAGAATATTATAAAGTTTGTTCATTAGATTACGCGAGTTTTTTCGTGCCCCACGCGAATCCGAGGATCGCACCAGATCTCAAATCCTGCTTCCTTTGCATCCAGACAGAAGGAGACATCCTCTCCACACATATCCTGAACCGCACCGGACTCAAAGACTTGCATCTTTGGAGCAAACCAAGGATACTCAAGATTCTCAAAGACTCCCTTTTTAATGAGAACCCAACCAAATCCCCC